TCAATGCGCCAGTGGCGGCCGGGTAGTCGACCAAAATGGCGCTGTGGCCGTAAGTCAAGCTGCTTACCAGTGCCCGGCGGGCGTACTCGTTAATGCTGGAACCCAAGCCGTCGATGTTCTGGGCCAAATCCAGCCAATACTGGTCGCCTTCGATGTGGATCGGTTTGCGTAGGATCGCGCCAGCGGCGGTCTCGATTAGGCGGCTGGTGTAAGGGCTGAGGACGCTGCGGTCGACGCGGGTGGTGTAGGCATCCTGGTCTTCGCGGGGTTCCTGCGGGAGGTAGGTCTCGGCGAGGTCACGGATGTAGTTGGTGCCACGGGTGACGGCAGCCATTACGCCCCAGTCCGGCATCATGGCGATGACGTCGAGGCTACGGACAAAAGGGGACTCGCTGACTACAGCGCCAGTCGGGGGGATGTTGGCGCTGTAAACCACGGTTCGACTCCTACTGTGTACCTATTTTGGCACTTTGTATCACCATTTTTCGCGGTTTGCCCAGAATGCAGCAGACATCTTGCCTTTGGCGATGTTTTTGGCGTGCCGTGCTTTGAACGATGCCCTTCTGGCCTTGTCCGCTGCTGATTCTCCTTTTTGTGCTGGTGAGCCAGATACGCCCTGCTGTCCGAAACGGATGAGTTTCACGGTCGAGCCCTCCTTGGCGAGGACCGCGTGGGACTTCTTCGGGTGGTTTGGGGTGCGCTTGGGTTGGTTATAACCCGAGAATTTCTCGCCGCGATACTCGATGGTCATAATGCCTCTAGTGCGGTTACTCGTGCTTCTAGCAATGTAAGTCTGTCGCTGGCTTCCCAGCGGTTTGCGGCGGCTTGCCACGTCAAAACGTCGCCGTTATCTTTGCTGCCATTAGCTTCTACGTCGTGTAGGTCCTGTAGGCGGGCGCCGGTCGTCCAACGTACAAACAGCACGCCGTTGTTGCCGGCGCTGATAACTGCAGCGACAGCCAGTTTTAAGTTGGGTGCTTGCGGTTCAATCTTGGTGAAGCCGCCTGCTACTAAGGGGTTGCACCAGAGGATGTCGCCGTCGACGTAGGCGTTGGTGTTTACGCCGCGAATCTTGCCGAAAACAGTTACATAACCGTCGCTGGCACCAGCGATGGCTTGGTCGGTTACGCCGAAAAATACGTAGCCGGGTACGGTTCCGTTGGCCACCATTGGGGCGACCTTGATGCGGCCGCTGGCACCAACGGTGCCCGCAAACATAACCGCCGTACCCTTAGGAATAGTGGTGGTATTGCTGTTATTGCGGCACAGCACCATTGTTTCGGCGCCGATATAGTTGCTGACGCCGTTTTTGCCTAATTCTAGGGTGCCCTCGTCGGCGTTCCAGGCGATTTGGCCGGTGCTGGGGGATAGGGTTGCGGTTAAATCGAATTGGAGTGCGTCAACCTCGGGAGTGGCGGTCCACTCGCTGTGGTAGTCCGTACCAGTGGACTTTGTGAGGAGGTCCTTGGGGTTGCCGCCGGGGGGCACACCGGCTTGGTTTACTTCGACCGCTGTGGTGCTGGTTACGGGGATTGCTGTGACAGTGTCGCCGTCGGTTACGTCAACCGTCGTCTGGGTTTGTGTAACAGTAACGATGGTCATGGTGCGGGCGGCGCAGTGTATCCCTCGGATACGTAAATGGTGCCTTCTAGGTAGTAGTTGCGGAGGCCTGCGGGATCCTCCAGCAGGATGTCGTAATACAGTTCGTCGGGGAAGGTTGCTGTTTGGGTGTCGGTTAGTGCGATCTTGATCTGGCCGGTAAGGCGGTCGGTGTATGTAATTGCGAAGTCGGCGTACTTGGTCGTGCGGTCTCTGTTCCAGGCTTGGGCGTAGGCGGTCCAGCTGGTTAGGTTGATGCCGACTCCGGCCGAGTTTTTGAACTGCAGCTGTAGGTCGTAGTCAGCCCGTCGCTGCACGGAGATATTGTGCTGGCCGGGTTGGATGCTCATGGGGTTACTTTAATCGTCGTCATCTTCTTCTGCTACTTCATCGTCAACGTCAACCAAAACTTCGACTCCAGTGAAGACATTGCCCATGAAGCCTGCGAATAACGCGGCGTCGCGTGGGGTCTTGAAGCTGAAGGTCACCTCGGACATGCCGGTCTCGGCATCGACCTCGATGTAGGTGGGATAGCCGTGGATCGTGTGAATTGTCACTTCTTTTTCGGCTTCTTGGCGGTTTTGGCGGATGCCTTGAAGGCGGCAGCGGTCGGGGCGCCCTTAGTACCAGGCTTACGCATGGTTTCGCCACTTCCGGCGGCGATACGCTTGCGTTTGGCGGCGATATTTGCGTAGAGACCAGGCTTTTTGGCAGGCATCTGGCGTTAGCCGTAGTTACCACACACGATAATTGGTCTTGCCCATGTTTTCCGGTTTTGCCAGGTTAAAGACCTGGAGACAGAGGTAGCCGAGGGCGTCGAAGGCGTGATCCACGCCCAAATTCTTGTTTGGAAGGCCTGTGTTGGGTGCGTAGGTCAGAGTGCGGAGGGATTTTATCAACTCTTTACATCTCGGGTGGATGAAGAGGCGGCGGGTTCCAGTCGCATCTAGTAAGGCGGTGTTGACGCAGGTGATTTTGTCGCGGATTTTCCAGGGGGATCGGGGGCTGGAGACCGTGAAGCCGGACTTTCGCAGGATGTTGTGGTCGGTGGCTCCAACGCCGCTGGTTTTGCGGGCGCCGCCTGTGGGGTCGGGGCAGGCGATGATGCGGCGTTCGACGCCGTAGCGGGATTGGACTTCTTCGCAGAAATCCCAGGTGGTGGCGCCACCGGTCATGATGATTTCGTCGAAAACCCACAGGACGTCGCCCTTTTTGACGGCGCAAATGCCTGACATCGGGTCGATGTTGAAGTCCACCCCCAGCAGTAGTGGTAAAACCGGTAGGTCTTGGACCACCTTGTCGATGTTGTCGTCCGAGAAGCTGACTGCAACGAGGCCGGATAGGTTCTCGAAGCTCGCCTCGAACTCCTGGCGGAAGGTGCGGGCGTCGAGTTGGGCGCGGGCGGCCTCGATTTCGGTCGGTGGGACGTTATCGCCCTCAATCGTCGTGAATTGCCAGCGGGCCCAGTCCGGATCGCCCTCCTCGCAGTAGCACCAGAGGTCGTAAAACCAGCTGGCGGTGCCATCTGGGGTGGAAATGAAGAGGGCCCATCCCTGTTTGTCGGCCAGGGCGGGTCGGATGACCTCGAACCAGACCTCGGAGTCCATGAAGGCGGCCTCGTCGAGCACCACGCCCGCAAGACTTCGGCCTCGGAGGGCCATTGCGTTCTCCGTGCCCTTCAATTCGATGGTGGAACCGTTCACCAGTTCGATTTTGAGGTCGGTTTCGTTCTTGCTTTTGACCCAGGCTTTGGGGACGAGGCGTTTGAGGAGCTTCCACACGATGTCCTTCGCCATCCGGTAGCTGGGGGCGCAGTAGAAGTAGGTCTCGCCAGGGCGTTCGATGGCTCCACGCAAGAGTTCGACGCAGGAGAGGTAGCTTTTGCCGAAACGGCGGCCGGCGACCAGGACGCGGAATCGGGTGCGGCTTGCGAAGACTTCGCCCTGTGCGTGGCGAAGACTGACGGTGTTATCGCTCATGCGGACTACCCTACTGCAATAGAAGGTATAGGTTGCATATTTTTTGGGGCGGGATGTTCCAGCAGATGGAGAATCGAACCCCTACCCCCGGAGGTGTGTAACAGAAGAAGGAATTTGGAATGTATCAGTAGGTTCCCTGAGCCGTGCCCAGCCCCCCGCAGCGCCGGACCCTGCCCCCGGTAGTGCAATTGTACTAACCCGCTAGGCGAGCAGGAGGCGGCGAGCGGTGGAACGGCTGCAACCGAGGTGGTCGGCGATGCGCTGTTGGCTCCAGCCGTAGGAGCGGAGGCGCCGGGCACGCTGGGGCCTGGACTCGGTGGCCCAGAGCAGGAGCAGCAGCGGCAGGAGCAGCGCGGCGAGCAGGAGAGCAAGGGCGGTGGTGGCCATGGGGTGGTGTCCCTGGTTGACTGCTGCTACTGTAGCACACTGGGCCCCGAGGTGGGGGCCGCATTGTCACACACTGTAACGTGGTGCAAGCGTACTAGCGGCCCAGTACGATCAGCCGGCACTCAGCAATGGTGCCGCCTCGGTTCTCGCAGCGTGCCAGCGCTTCGTTGGTGCTGGGGTTGAGGAGAGCTAGGGCGAGGAGCCCGAAGGTCAGCGGCAGGAAGACCGCAGGGCGGACTAGGTGGAAGATGGGGGCCATGGTGTGCCTGGGGTGTCTGTTACTCTTGCACTCTAGCAGCAGGGGGCCATCCTGGCAAGGGGGCCGCTTGAGTCTCTTGAGTCTCAGCCCTGCCGTTTGTCTTCCACCGTGATCTGGAGCGTGGGGGCATTGGTCGCCAGCTGCTCGGGGGCCGCCTCGCCGATGACCGCGCCCATGTCTTTGAGCAGCATCGCCACAGTCTGCAACTGGCCTTTCGCCATGGCCTTACGGCAGGCAGCCAAGCGTAGGGCCTGAATTTGGTTCAATAGGTCCGATCTTGTGGCGCATTGTTCCTCACGCAGGAGAATCATCGCCTTTGCGTAATCATCATGGGAGGTGCGAACAGACGTATTGAACCTCGAAGAAAGCTTTTCAGCTATCTGCCGGCGAGTGCCGCCCTCCAGGATGTAGGCGTAAGCAGCGTTCACCCGTTCGTCGATACGGCCCTGCTCACCCTTACCACCGCGCCAGCGTTTGGACTCGTCATTCCCAACGGTCCGCGGTTCGGTTACATCTTGTCCGTCAGACTCAGGCACGGTTACAGTCACAAACTGGATAGCCCCATGCTAACCTCCCTGCTCTCACAAATTGCAAGCGGCCGCAGGCCGCCCAGCAAAAAAGCCCGGCACTGTGGCCGGGGCTTGTGATCGTTTAGGTGAGCTTCCTTTCTGTACTAATTGGGCGGCTGTCTCGCAGTTTCGTAAAAAGCCGATACAGCGGATCAAAGTCTGGATCGGCAATCCCGTAGGTTTGATCCAGGGCAGTCTCTACCATGCTCAGGAGCAAGCACTGCTCGGCAGAGGTGAGGTTGGGGCGGTGATAGGTTGCCATGCTCAGCAGCTCCGAAACACCAGCCAGTCCCCGCCGCCCAGATCATGCAGCCGGAAGCCGTCACCTTGCACAAGTTCGCGCCATGCGGCGTCCCAGTCGACGCACGTCAACGGCCACTCCATTTGATCCAACTTGACGCCCAGATCCTCGGCCAACTGGGCGGCGTAGTCTGCCCCGGCGCGATCCTCGCTCCAGCCTTCAGCGCGGCCCTGGTAGGCGTCTTCCACGTTGTCCGGGTCGATGCCGTCTGCCTCCAGCTCGGCAATCAGCGCCGCCCAACCGGTCGGATCATCCGCGTCCAAACCTAAGTGCTCCAGGGCTTCCGCCCAATCTTCGGTCAGCCAGAATCCGAAACAAGCGCCGTCACCTTCGGAACTGCCGAACTGGAAACCGACTGGCGCCAGTTCGCCCAGTCGATCAAAAGCCCAGTCAACCGCTAGGGTCCAAGGTTCGCAGTGCTCAGGAGCCACAACGTCGGAAGCGTAGGAAGCGCATTGCTGCAGGTCTGACCGGAATGGCTCCGGAACATCCTGCCCGAGTCGGTCAAACGCGCCCAGGTAGGCGTCGGCAAGGTGATCGAGTCGGAGCGTGTCAGTGCTCACAATCCAGGGGAAGGACGTAAGCTGCTCGGTGGTGTAGTGCATGGCGTGGTGTGCCGTTGTGCTTGCCCAGTATGGGCCCCAGTGCCGCCCATCCCCTGCCGTTGTTGTGCAAGTTTACAAATCGGCTGGGAGGGGTTGCGCGTGCTGCTACTGTGCAAGGGTTCATCCGGTATACCAGCCATGAGCGGTGGAGAATGGAACACCAGGCGAGAGCTGAAACAACAAGCCGCCGATGCCAGGGAACTCCTGCGCGAGCAGATCAGGCTAGAGAAACGACAGCTGCGAGACCTTAGGTACTGTGCAGAGCGTGCCACGCTCACCCCGTCAGACTGGGGTGACTTCGTGAAATTGCACAATCAGCACGGCCGCGAGGGTCTCCGCGAGTTCTGGGATCTGGTCACTTACTGGGAGACCTGCCAGCGTATGAACGGGGGCGCACCATGCCCCAGCGATCTCCGACCTGCCGGACTCGCTGAAATTAAGTGCAAAATTTCCGCGCATCCCGAACGGAACCGCCCGACCACCCGAAAGGCCCCAGGCTCACCCCGTAAGCCCCGCACCGATAAGGGCAAGCCCCGCCCCGGCTATTCCCGGCAGTAACGACCGGCGCTGCTCCAACCCAACGGACAGGCCCCCCGCTTTTCAACGAGTGGGGGGCTTTTACTGCTGCGAGGCAGGCAGTACGCTCCACTCCCATACCACCCCAAGGGGCAATACCCCACACGAACCACAGGCGTCTGGAGCTGTACTACAGTAGACAATAGGAGGCTAAGCATGAATGGAATTCCAGGCTATGAATGGGTTTTGAGGCCTTGAATGGGATTTCGTCGAGGGCGAAGCCCGAGACTATGAATGGGTTTCCAGTCGAGTGAAATACTGCGCCACGCGATTCAGGAAAGAATCTTTGGCCCACGCCAAGTCATCCACTCCGAAGACGAAAACGTCGGGCTTGCCGCACCGCCGGGCCAATACCACTGCTGCTCCAGAGGGCTTGAGGCCGGTCATGTGCTCCAGTCCGAGGGCATAGGCACCCAGCTGGTCGAAGTATGAATGGCCCCGGCCAATCTCCTTGCGTCCCACGCTGGTTTTCCAGTCCGCAACGATTAACCCTGAATGGCCTTTCAGTGAGACCAGTGCGTCGCAGGTTCCAGCGAATCCAGCCGGGTGATGAATGGAGAATTCGGAGGCAAAAATTTCCGTGACGTTTTCAGCGATCCACCCTGAAAGGCCCCGGGCATAACCGGAAGCGCTCCAGCCGACTTTGGGGACGTTGGGGTGGACTTTGCTGAGGGCCCACTCCGTAATCTTGCTGGGGATCCGGGCTAGGCCTTGGTCGTCCCAGTGAATGGCGTTGCGCTTGTTTGCGGTGCTACGTGCCAGGCGTTGTGAAGTTTTGAGAAGATATTCAGCTTGTGAATGGGCCATGTTGCCCCGGTTTGCTGCTACATCGCGCTGCTGCGACGCTTCCTCGGGTCCCAGTCGTTTGATCCAGTTGTCTAATCCGGTGGTGTCGCTAGTCTCCTTCAGGATGTGTGTAACACTATGGTAGATAGTGCCTTTTGAGTCCTTGTAGACCCTGAAAGCGCCACTGTTATCCTGTACCAGCCTCCTTTGACGTAGTCCTGCCAGGGTGTCTTGTGTGTTGGAGGCCATTTGGATATTCTTTCCCAACTGGATTCTACTACCAATGTCAACCCCACTGGGATGCCATGGCTTCAGCGATGCCGGTGTAAGTGCGGCTGCGTTCTTTCCAGCGGTCTGGTCCAGGGGGCATACGGTGAACTTTGTTTTCACGGCCATCAACAATTTGAGTGGGTTTTAGTGGTGGCAGGTTTTTCAGCCACAGACAGGTGGCTTTTGTTTCTCCATGCCCGAACTGCCATGGCTGGATTATTTGATCTGGTTTGCGTATCCGGCTGGAAATGATCGAAACCGGGTTTTCTAGGGCTATCCGCTCCACAGGGGCATCTAGCAGTAAGCGGACAAAAGCAAGGGCTTGCTGCTGCTCGACTTGCTTGTCCTTAAACCAGCGGGCGCCACTGACAGCAAGGTGGGTGCATGGTGGGTGGGCAATCATGAGGTCCCAGTGCTGGTTCAGTAAGTCTTCTACGGGACCTAGGTGGTGATTACCTCTCTCTCTCTCTGACGGCAAAAGATCGCAACTCCAAGCGTCCCAGCCTTTGGCGGCAAAGGCATCACGGACGCGACCGCTGTATTCGCAAGCAACAAGTAGACGTGGCATGGCAATAAAAAGCCCCCAATGAAGGGGGCCATAACGTTCGAGGGTCAGGCAGCCTTGAAGGGGTTACCCCCAGTCAGCAGGCGTCCGATGTCGAAGCCTTCGGACTTGGCTTCCAGCCAGGCAGCATCGAGGTGCTCTTGGCTGCCCTTCTTACGGGGTGCGGGGCGGAGGGTGTACTCAGTGGTGAGGCCAGCGCCCTTTTTGGACAGGATGAAGTCCCACTCCAGCAGGTTTTCGTAGTCCTCCATTTGGCTGACCTGATCCAACTCCTTGATGATTGACTTTTGGGTCAATTGAAGGACCTGGACTTTGCCCGCGTCATACACGTACACAGGGACCGCTATGAAAAATTTGATGTCCACGGTGCCAGGGCCGCCGCGACCCTCCCGGGGTTCGAAGTCGCCCAGTTCGGCGGTCACGTCCTCGGGGGTGGGCTGGTGGTCGAAGCGGAACGGCTTGGATTGGCCGTCGCACTGGCCCCAGCACTCGAAGCCTTCGAGGGGTTGGTCGGACAGCAGTGCGAAGCGGACGGAGCCGCCGTCGGGAAGTTTGGAAACTTGCAGGTAGCCGCCGCCGGAAGCGGAGCCCGAAACGGATGCTGCGGCTTGCTTGGAAAGGAATCCCATGGTCGTGTTTGTAGGGTTTGGTCGGGCTGTGTTGCCCAACGTGTGACACAGTAACACGGGGTTGCCCCCGCGTCTACCCTAATGAAACGGCCCCAGCGAGAAACCGCCGGAGCCGTAGAAACACACATTCCTGTAGGAGTCTAACACTGTGTCAAGAGAGTCTCAAGAGTTGCTGGCTTTTGTGCGCCAGTTGCCGGTGGGCATGGCATACACCCCCATCTACGCCAAGGGCTGCAAGCTGGTTTCCGGCACCGTCAGCAAGGGCAAGACGCCGCTGGAGCGGGCGCACCACGCTGACCTGAATCCGTCTGATGTGGCACTTCAGATCGAGCGGAAGCCGGATGTGTTCCGGGCTGTGGGTGTGTTTACCGGTGCCAGGAGCAAGGGTCTCGTGATTCTTGACGTGGATCGCAACCTGGCCAAGTTGAAGAGCAAGTGGGGTGAGTCCCTGGAAGGGGCCCCCATGGTTACCAGCACCAAGCCGAATGCGGCCAAGTACCTGTTTCGGGTGCCCGAGGAGCTGTGGCCCGACGTCAAAGGTTTTGGCCTTTCGGATACAGGGGCGGGCTATGAGGTCCTGTGGGGCCGCCAGGGGCTCCTGTACGGGGCTTACCCGGGGTCTAGCGATGGGAAGGGCCTGGAGGGCTTCTACGGCTTTGTAGGCGATCTGGAGGCCATTCCAGAAGCTCCAGGGTGGTTGCTGGCGGAGATGAAGGACCACGCCGGGAAAGAGGTGGCCGACGGGGGTTTTATTAAGAACCGTAAAGCCCTGGATTTCTCAGATCGAGACCCGGGTGAGGTGGCTGAGATTATTCAGTCCGCGCTGCGGGTGATTCCAGGGCAGGGGGCTGGTAGCCGGGACCACTGGATAAAGGTGGGTATGGCGATCCACTCGGAGTTGCCGACTGAGTTGGGCATGACGTTGTGGTCGGCCTGGTCGGCGGATGATCCCGAGTACGCCGATGAGTGGTCCGACGCCAATCCCTGTGAGCAGGTCTGGAAGAGCTTCAAGAAAGGCTCCGTGACCTTGGGAACTCTTTTCTGGATGGCGGACCAGCAGATGCCCGGGCGGTTGTGGTTGCCCGAGGATTTGCGGAGAGTGGTGACCCAGCTGGAGGAGGCTGCGGGGGACTACGAAAAACTTCCTAAGTTCACCGAAATCATTACGGCCACTAAGGAGGCGCTCCAGTTGGAGAATCCGGCGGAGCAAAAGTATGAGCTACATAAAATTGCTCATAAAGCCAAAATGCGGGATGCTTTTGAGCTGGAGAAGATGTATGTAGATCAGATTCAATACGAGTCTCAGTCGGAGACTATGACGGTCAAACAGTTATTCGACCAGAATTTTGAGCGGAGTTATTTGATTCCTGATCTGCTGCCAAACCCTGCTGTCGTCTTGCTTTACGGCGCTGGTGGTGACGGTAAGTCGATGGCAGCCTGGACTTTGGCTAAACACGTTGCCACTGGAACTCCATTCGTTATTCGAGGGCAGCATGTCCCAGTGCAGCAGGGGCCGGTGCTGCTCCTCAATGGGGACCAGCCGCTGGGACAAATGCAGGAGCAGCTGCAGGAGGTTGAAATGCCTGCTGATGCGCCGGTCACCCTGCGGCCTGACTGGACGCTCCAGTCGTATGCACGCTTCAAGAAATTGATGGAGCGGGTGCAGCCCCGGTTGGTGGTGATCGACTCGCTTATCGGCTGCTCTGGTGGTAGGGCCTTCGACGAAAACAAATCCGACTTCGCCACGCCTCTGTACTGGCTGACACGGAACAACGGAGTGCTGTTCCCGGCTACCACCATCCTCATCATTCACCACGCCAACAAAACTGGAGGCTTCCGGGGCACCAGTGCAATCCGGGATGCGGTGGATGAAACCTGGAGCCTGAAGCGGCCCAGCGACAAGCAGATCGAACAGACGGGAGGCAACGCCCGCATCATCACCATCGAGAAGTCGCGCTCTGGACGCGGGGGCACCAGCCTGCTGCTGCGTCAGGAGGCCGACCTGACCTTCACGCTGGCCGATTGGACCCCTGAGGTCGATCCGACTGAAACGGCGCCTTCTGGGGTCACTGACAGGGTGCTCCAGCGGCTTCGCGTGGTTTACCCCGATGGCAAGACCCGGGAAGACCTCAACGCCGATGCTCTGTGCGGTGGCAGCGTCGCCGGAATCAGGAAGTCGCTCCAGCGGCTGGAGAAGCGTGGCCTGATTCAGGTGGTGGGCACCCGTAAGGACTCCCCTAAAGGCGGTAGACCCAGCAATGTGTACCAGGCGGTTGTAGCTCTCTCGCGGGGAGAGGGGGGAAAAGGGTGTCTCATTGACCAAAAACCCTGTCCTGACAAGGATTTAGCAATGGGACACTACCCTGCTGAAGTAGAAAGTGTCCCAGTTGCCTCTCAGATGGGACACCTTGGCTCTGTAGAGGGGGGCTGTCCCATTGCAGATCCCTCTGATACCAAGCGGTTTCAGCAAATGGACACCCCTGAGACATATACCCCCGCGAGGGAGGAGCGGACGGAAGCCGAGATGGAGCAGCTGAAGCAGGCTGCGGCGGACGCATGGAGCTGACGCCGTGCCTAACTTTTTGTTGTGGCTCCTTGCCAAAATCAGCCAGCCTGCTCGGAGGGATCCAGTGGACGTAACCGACAGCAGGCCCAAGCCCCGTCCTCCTCGGCGGCCCACCTTCAACTTCATCCAGAACTCCATCCCCGATGACGTCCACAGCGTCATTCGGACCACGTGGTTCAAAAACGGGAAAGTGACCGAGGTGGACCAGATCATCCTTCCCGAGGATGAAGACTCCCTGGAGGTGTTCCAGTACCTCGTCGGTGGGGCCCTGCGGAATGGTTGTGACGTCACCGTCATGACCACCTACCCTCCTGAGGCCCTGGGGGTGCCCCGCGAATGACCGACTCGAAACTGCTGCAGCGCCTACAGAAGGCGGGCCAGTGCTGCGCTACCTGTGGGCAGGCCTACGGCAAACCCACATCAAGTATGAGTACGTGCTGGCACGGCGTCTGTGACGTTTGCGGACTGGAGATGACCGTCACCAGCACCCGGGACTACGGCTACCTGCAGCAGGGGATTGTTACAGCGCGTAAAGCGGACGCTTGCGATACCGCTGGCCGTGTGTAACACTAAGAGAGTTCAACCAAAGGGGAGGCGCCTGTCTCCCTCACACAATGGACGTCACCCTAACCATCCCTCAAGAGAAAGTCACCCAACTCAGCATCTGGTATTTCGCCGTCCGCTGGAGTCGTTTTGCCTTGGAAGACAAGGTGAAGATGTACCAGCGGACAGGTCAGCCCTGTGCCTACGACGAGACCTGTCTGCTTACCCTTCTGGAAGTGGAGAAGTTTCTCGAAGGCACCTGGGAGGACTACATGGATACCCTTGAGAAGAATCTCCAGGCTTCCCGAGACAAACTCGCTGCGGTGCCGACCTATGCCTGATGTGCTTGCCGTACTGGAATTTGATTGTGATGTCGATGGGCTTTGTACTGTTGTCGCTGACGTCGATGACGCTGTTGTTGTCGGCAAGGCGTCGCTACTCGACCCGGAAGAGTACGGACCTGCCATGTGCAGAGGCTCCTTCTACCTTCAAGATGACGAAGTGATTCCAGAGGACGATGGAGACCTCGCAGAATTTGTCGAAGCCCGAATCGACGAGTGGGAACCGGTCGACCTGTCCGATCTATACGGCGATTGCGAGGACAGTCCGTAACGAGGCTGACTACGACGACTGGGAGTACGGCACTGAGCCGATCCGTGGAGACACTGCTTGGATAGCCCCGACAAGTGTGCTCCACGTCTACTCCCGGTTGCTCCAGCGGTTTCAGGAGGCAGAGACTGTGAGTCATCAGCAACTGGCAGCCATTGCTATTTCTGAGCTTCTTACTCTCCCACCTGAGACTCTGACGAGACTCTCGCAAGCGCTCACTCCTCTAGTACACTAATTTCGTTTTATTACTCGCCATGCTTACTCTCCTCTCTGACAAGGAAATCAATCAGCTTCACACCTACATGACTGAGCTGACCACCACGGTGGAAAACCTGACCCGGATTCTCGGCGGTGCCCAGACCGTTGCTTTCGACGTGGAGCAACCCACCAGCATCAAACCAGCAAAAGTTGTTGCTCCAGTGCAAGAGTCTCAGCCTAAGACTCGTGTGTACAAAGCTAGGAAAGCCGGTAAAACTTCGCTGTCAGCGCGTCAGGTCGCTGAAATTAAAAGGTTGCTGCGTGATGGCACGTCCGCGACTGATATTGCGCGTCGCTACAAGGTCCACTACACCACGGTCTACGCGATTAAGTCGGGCAGGAGCTGGAAGAACATCCAGCCTGCTGGTGCCAAACCCCTGGAGATCCTGGAGATTCGTAAGTGATCTTGTGTGACACAGATATACGGGCCCTCTGTGAGGGGGGCCTTGTCGATCCTTACGATCCAGTCCTAGTCAATCCAGCCAGCCTGGATGTACGCCTTGGGTTTGAGTTGATGGTTGAGGTGGAGGAGTATCCGACACTGATTCCAG